CGTTAGAAACGGATAGGCTTTTAAAACCTATCATATCTAAATATGTTACTAATTGAGTTATCATTATTTACTTTTATATTCTTTGTAAAACTTCATTACATTCAAGGCTATTATTGAAATAACTACTAATACACTCATTATTGCAGGTATCCCTTTCATTAATAATTCAGCACTTATAAACCCTATGTTTAATAAATTAATACTTAACAATTCTACTGTACTATGGTTAAAAATTTTATTTATCATATTAACTTACTCTTTGTTCTATACCACTAAAACGAGCGTCTACTTCTGTGTTATTTGAAGTAGTTGAACACGTAAAAAATAAAACTTCTCTACCTCCTATCAAAAAAGGTTGAGACGGATTCATAGTTAATGTGTTTTCTACAGCTGTATCTTGATCGTGCCTAAAAACTTGATATATAGTATTAGTAACTCTAGAATATGAAAAGGCTTTAAACCTTAATCTAGGAGAACTACCCCCTGATATTTTCAAACCATTTAAAAAAACCCAGTCCGCTAAAAGGCTGTGGTTTATTTGTGTATGATATATACATTGTTGAGTTACTGAATTACCTATAGGTATCTCTGCTTGAGTGCCAAAACTAGCTCCCGTATCTGTACCCGTAATAGTACCTACGTTAGTTCTGCTAGTGCCTGAATTATAAACTACTACTCTATTTAAACCTAAGTAATTATTAACAGTCGTTACGGCTGTAGTGCCGTTCATAGTTAGTATTTCTGTAACACTTAAGTAGTTTTCATCTATACCTGTAACTATCAATGATTGAGCCCCAACACCAGCACTAGTATCACTAGCAGAAGTAGATACAAAATCTATAGTATCAGCTGTAGTCATTATAGAAAAGTTTACATCTAAAGCACCACCAAAAGAAGCTATAATCTCATCTCCTCCAGATGTATCTATATCAGGATTATATCCAAATTTATTAACAGTAGCGTTACCTTGTCTTTTAGACATAGCTACTTCATAATGGAAGTCTGTAGGTCTTACTACTACAGCGTCAAAATTCTCTGATAAAGTACCATTTATAGGAGCTGTTAAATCCTTGTAACTACCATAATATGTATATAATCTTAGGTAAGTTTGGTCTGATGTACTTGTATTTTCAAACCTAACACGTACATATCTATTCGCTTTTACAAATACGTGAGGGGGATTAATACGCTCAGTATTATAAAAGAATGTTAAAGTAGTATCTACGTTTACACCGTCAGGGCTAAAGTCTACATATAGTGTACCGTTTTGGTCTGTATTAGCTTGTATTAATACTTCAGGGTAATCGTTTTGCTCAAATGTACCAGTATAAGTACTTGCAGCAGTTAGTAATGTAGTAGTAGTATTTAATGAGCTTTGTACTCCATTTACTATATTTACATCTCCTGTAATAGTAGCGTCTACTTCTCCGCTATCTACTTTTTTTTTAGTACTTGTGGATATACTTAATGTTCCTACTGTAGCACTACCTACATCTACTTTTAAGTATAATGTTTGTAGCGTAAAATCAAATGTTTCTATTAATACAGTATTTTCTCCTGAAGCTAATAGAGTAGAAGTATCAGCTATATCTATTAATTGGTTATCTGTAGCGTGTTGTAAACTTACTGTTACATCAGCATCTAATGCAGAGTCAGAGCTAACCTGTACAGCTATAAAAGTGTCATTACTTGTAGATATTTCTACAGGTATAGTATAACTTGATATATCTATACTACTAGCCACTTATTATGCTAGTTTTGCTTTACCGTTTTCAACTAATACTCTAGCTACTTGATTACTTTTAGAATACTCTTGCCCGTTAAAAATGATTTTAACTATATCATCTGTAGGAAAAGGTTTTGCTATTTCTTCTTTTACTTCTATAACAGGTTTTAATTCCTTATTAGAAGTTTTTGATTTGCTTTGTTTTGCCATAATTAAAGGTAACGTATATCTTCATACGTTTTATTTACGCAAATATACAAAAAATATAGTATAGTTTTGTTATAAAAACCAATAAAAAGAAAGGGCTACTAAATTAATAGCAACCCTTTTCTTATTCTATTATTAACTCATCCCCACTTTCAGACAAGAAACTATCACTATTTTCTAGTAATAAGTTGTTAGTGGTATTATTAGGGTGCGGCAATAGCAGCGATATCTGTACTGAAATCTCCAGTAACAAATGCACTTCTATCATTATTCTTAACGAATGTTACACCTCTCCACTCTGCTCTAACAGTCTTGAAGTTCTTAACAAAGTTATCAGCATTTAAACCAATCTCAATAGTTACTCCTTGCTTAGTTAAAACAAAAGACTTAGTGAAATCTCCTATCAAATACTTATCAATAGTTACTAAAGTAGTAGGTATAATTGGAATACCATCTAATGAAAGATTACCACCAATCATAGCTAATCTTTCGATATAACGTTTGTCAGTAGAAGATACTTTTTGCATTTTCAAATTAGTAACATCTGAAGGGTGCATAAAGATATAGTTTGCCATAGCAGAACCTTCTTGAGCTAACTCAATTTGATTAACAGCTACACCTAATACATCTACTGCGTTAGGGTTAGTTACTTCGTTAGTTCCTCCTGTTGCAAAAGAACCAGGAGTAAAAGCACTAGCAGTAGTAAGAATACCATTCATTTGAGGTGAAACACCACTTCCAGAATACACTTGTAATTCAACAGCTTTTAATAACTCTTGAGTTAATTCAGCGTTAATCATTGTATTCATTTGCTCAACATCATCAAGCATCTCATCAGTTACAGTAATGTAAGCAGTAGTCTTTTCAACTTTTTGAGATCCTACAACTAAATCAAAATCAATTTGATTCTTAGCAGCAGCTTCAGCAGTTTGACCAGCAGTACCCTCTTTACCTGATTGGTAAACCCATTCAACTAAATTAGAAGAAATAGCTCCAGTAGAAACTACATCTAATAGTCTTACTCTTCTTGATGGCACATCGTTAACACCGCTCAATCTCATTGCCTGAGGTATAGCTCCTGTTACGTTACCAGCTATAGACATATCTCCTACAGCCTTAACTGTAAGCTTAACATTGTCAGCAGCATTAGAAGAAGATTTAAGTTTAGATAAGCTTTCTTTATTAGCTTTCAACATATCTAAAAGAGACTCTTCTTTTTCACCATCTGCTCCACCGTTAGATAGTTTTTTAAGAACTATACCATGCTCAACTAGTACAGCGTTTAAGCTCTTAGTTTGCTCTAGTTGTTCCTTCTGCATTTTAGCAGCCATCTCAGCTATATCTTCTTTAGTAGCTTTTGCTTCAATAGCAGCCTCTAAAGACTTTTGTTTTTCAGCATTATATTCATTGAAGTTACCAGCTATTTCTTCTGCTCCTAATGACTTATAAGCCTCATCGTTTATTCCTTCTGAAAATCCTTTTTCAATAAGAAACTCGTTATAAGTTTTACCCATTATTAATTACTTTATGTTTAATAAAAATTGTTTAATTTGCTCATCTTTCGAATCTTTCAAGGCTTTTTGAACTTCCTCTTTTGTTGGTTTCGACTCTCCTAATAAAGCATCCTTATCAAACGACTTTAATTCTATGAGTGAATTATATTTTTGTTGAATTTGTTTAAGTTTAAATTCGATATTCTCTAACCTTTCATCAGTTCCTTTGCCATTTTTCAAAGCCTTGATTAAGGTATTCATATCGTTATTAAGATTCAATAGATAATCACTATCTATCAGGCTCTTGTTAGCCTCTAAAGTTGGTGTAAATTCGTTAGCTCCAAATGTAACAGCACTACCTTCCATAAGTCTCACTTCTTTTACATCGTAGTATTCTCCAAACTGGCTATCTTCTTTCTTGTCTATCTTGCCTTTGATGTAATTAAATCCTATAGAATGCTCTTTAATTATACCATCTTGATAATCTAATAAAGCATTATTACCGTCATCACTTCTACCTAATTTACTTACAGCATATAAGCCAAAGTTATCCTCTTTTAATTCTGTAAATACGCCTATTTGTTTAGTCCAATCGTGATGCCTTAAATGTGCTATCTTTCTATTACCTGTAGAATCTACACCTCTTTCTTGTAATGACTTTGAAAACGCTCCTTTACGCAATACATCTCCATCACTATCTTTAACATCAAATGCAGATATATAAAACTTAACCATTCTGTTAGCTTCATCTACATCATCTATAGTAAGACCTGAAGCCTTAACACCGTATGCAGTATTTAATTTATTTTTAATTGACATCTGTTATAATTTTATACACCCAATATACTTCTCGCTGTAGCATTATCAAATCCATATATTTCTATCATAGTAGTTACAGCGCTATTTACTGACGTTATACCACTCGCTACACTTTGCTGTATAGATAAGATTCCTTGCACCCCACCTACAGAGCCTCTTAGATTTGCTTGTGCTATTGCGTTTTGATCTACTGCTTCGGGTGTGCTTTCTAGGTTGCTTGATTCTCCACCGCCTACACCTACAGCACTTTCGACTAAAAGAATGTTAGCTAATTCTGAAGATACATCGTAAGTCTCTTTAAGTATTTGAATTTTTGCCTCATTTCCTATAGGCATATTTAACACTATATTAACGCCTTCCATATTTACCTTATCCTTATCAGCTTCTTCTTTTTGGTTAGATTGTAACACCTCTATACTAGATATATCGGCTTCTAAACAATAATTTTTATTATCGTGTTTGCTCCAGTCTGCAATAAACCAATTATTAAAAGATTGTAGCCATAGATTAAGATTAGGTAATACAGCTTCAGTATATAGAGACTTTTTAGCTGCATCCATATTATTAAAAGTAGTACCTGCTACATCATTAAATAATTGAGACGGTACAGCATATATATTACATAAAGACCTTAAATCTATTACACCATTTTCAATTAATTGTAAATCAGATGAACTCATACCCATTTGCAAGTATGCTAAATTAGCACTAGACACTAACGTCTTACCAAAACCTCCCTTAGCTTTTTGTTTCTTATCCCATGCTTCTTGTAATTTATAAGCATCTTCGGGTCTCATTGAGCGTTCTGATTGGTCTGATAGAATACCACTAGCCCCCTGATTAGTTATTATATTACCTTTAGCATCGTATATATTTGTGCTAGACTGTAAAGCCATACTTCCAGCCTCTAAAGGACTAAGGCCATAAAGCCTGTCTGCTCCATCCCCTTTAGGATTAGGGTATTTAACTTGCATTACATCGTCCGCATCAAATGTAATGTTCCGAGTATCTTGATATAAATATGATTTAATAGGATTTTCTATTCCTCCTGATTCAATGGTTACAAACTGAGAAGCTAAGTTATTAAGCTCTCTAAACACATCGCCCATACCTAAAGACTTATAACCGTTAATATAGTTATTACCACTAAGCAATAAGTATATCATAGACTCATCTAAGAACTCTGTAAATGTTTGTAATCTGTTAGGCTGTTGTAATAGGTTGTATAACTCGCCATCTTCTATTAGTTCCTTTTCTCCATCTGCTTTTATATCGTATAGCTTTAATGGAACTGTAGAAGCTGATGTACTTATTTTACGTACAATAGAATAAAGGTCTGCATTTTTAGCGTACCCATCTTTGATTACGTTAGTAGCGTTATAGTCTTGAAATCTAAAACCGCCTGATACTTGATATGTATTATAATATGGGTTGTCATTTACGTTAGTGAATCCTAACATATTTGCAGCCTTTAACTTGAGAAAGTTTTTTATAGTCATAAATAAAGGTTGTGTACCACTTCATACACTGTAATACGCAAATTTACAACTAATTAATATATAAACAAAAAAAAGACTGCTAAATTAATAACAGCCTTTAATTACTTGTCCATTTCTAAGTGGAGTGTTTAGCTATGTCTTTCAATAGTCTGCCTATGCGAGAGGCTCATTCAACACCTTACAATAAACAACATCATTCTTAGCAATGATTGAGAGTGGTTGATGCCTTAGTCGTTCTCTGTTTATCTTCAGCAAGTACAAATATAATAATTATTTTCTATGCTACAAAGAAATTATTATTCTCTGTTAAATCTGTAAAGGCATATCTAGCAGCATCAATACAGTTATGTACTACTACTCCATTAGCTATGTATTCGTGATTGTTTTCTACATATAAATCATATACTTTGTTTTTCTTCTCTTCTCCTTTTTCTAAGTGCTTTAGCTTTGCAGTTATTATGGCAGTACTTTGATATTCCTGAATGACGAGTTTTATAATTGTTCCCACATTGTGAGCATACAAGAGTTTTATACTCCCTATTAATCCAAGTGTTTTTACCATGTTCTTTATGCCACTCCCTTCCTTCATCTGACTTATGCCATTTCTTAGCTGCTTCAATTCCTTTTGATTGGAAATCTTTCGCAAAGTCAGGATTGTTTTTAAATCTCTTTTTACCTTCAAATTTAGAGTGTAGTTTTTCATTAACAAGATTAAGATTTTCAATTTTATTATTGAAAGTATCCCCGTCAACGTGATGTATATGATAGCCTTTTTTAATAACCCCTTTATTATACTCCCATACGATACGATGCAGTCTTTTATTTCCTTTTGAGAAGTATTTTTCCCCTTCATATAAATAGTATGTTTTCCCGTTAAATTCTTGTGTAGGTATATCGTGTCGTTCGGTTTTAAATTGTTTATTGCCTTCCATCCTTTAGTAGTTTTAATTTTATGATTTTTAGTACTACACAAAGATAGTGAAAACATATCGAATTGCATCGTGTATTCGATTGTTTTTTTAATACCATTTTCCCACTTTCTTAAAACCTTGTTATACCCAAAAGAATTGGCTACATAATCGCCTCTATTTATATCACATATATTTTTTACACCTTTATTAGTTAGTATTTTAGTATCACCTACAAAGCAATGATTATAAGTGTCAATAGGTGTATTACTCTTCTTATCGTGCCAAGCATAATTATTCAATTCCTTCTTTAAATTATGGCTTTCAGGATCAACTATTATCTCATACTCTTGCATATTAGCTAAGCCTAATCTAATACTATCCTTACCTTTTGTGCAGGGTTGTATATTATAGCCTAAATCCCATAGCTCATTAATTAGTCTAGGCTCTGCATTATCTCCTACTATCAATTCATTCTTAGCAACGTGATTACTGTATTCATCTGCTATTTGTTGAGTAGATAAGCCTTGTAAATACATACATTCTTTTAGATAAAGTTTATTGTCTTTAACAGCGACTTTTACCAATGTACTTGGATCAGTTACATAGCCAAAATCAGCACCAAAGATAAAAGGTAGTGATTCATCAAATACACCCTCTTTCCAATTATCAAATATAACCCCCTCAGCTTTGTCTAGCCATCCACCTAATACAACGTGCCTATACTTAAAAGGGTTTATATCCTTAATACTTTGTATCTGTTTTAAATAACTGTCTGATAAGTTATCTATATTATCTAAGTAAGTAGTGTGTATATGGCATAAGTCAGGATGTGTACTAATAGGAACGCTTACTCCGTCTATCTCTATTTGCTTAGTGTGCCCTTCAAAGAATCTCTTCCATATCCAATGCTCTTTAGTAGCTGGATTCATTACTAGAATTACCCTATTGTTAACGTCTTTTTTTCTTATAGATAAATCAATCTTATCAAAGGTTGTTTCATCTTCTAGCTCTTCTGCCTCATCTAATATCCAAGTTGACACCCCTTGTAATGATTTAAGATTAGCAGTTTGATTACCTGAGCTAGTCTTAATACCTTTAAATATAATGTCAGACTTAGTACGCTTATTTACTATTGCATCTCTTGTTACTTCAAAGTCATTAGCTACTTCTAGCAGTTCAATCTTCTCTATAAATTCAGGTATAATACTAAGTCCTGCTGAACTCATAGTATAACGTGTGAATAACGCTCTATGATTAGGCTCGTAAGTTAACAGATTAATAAACGTAGATACAGAGAATGACTTAGAACTACCTCTGCCTCCTGTTATTAGTATGTATCTTTTATCAGTAGTATAAAGTTCCTTAAATATAGGATTAAGTTTTATCATATATGCTTCCAGCTTCTTCTATAAAGAACATCTTTTATTGTGGCCTCAGACACATTGTATTCTTTGGCCAGCCTAACCCTGCTATATTTTCTAGGTATAAACTTGTCTCGTATTTCTAAAACCTTATCTACTGTAAGCTTACTATTACCTATTTCTTCTCCTTTTAAAACTCTTTGTAAATTATTGGTCTTAGAGTGAGCTAGATTTTCTTGTCTTGTAACCCATTCTAAATTATCGGCCGAGTTATCATCTTTTATAGCGTTCTTATGGTTAACCTCAAAACCTTCAAAAGGTAGCCCGTGAAATGTCATGGCCACTATCCTATGTACTTTTACGGTGTTATATCCTCCTGCATCATTAATTAACACCGTTCTTAAATAGCCGCTCCCATCATAAGCAGGCTTCATAATTTTAGTTTGGCCTGTGTTTTTCCAGTTAAAGGTTTTAAGTCGGCCATAGCTTGATGCTTCATATTTAGAATACAAAGGTATTTTTTTCCATATTTCCATAACACAAATATAGTTAAAATTAATGGACTTTCATAACGCTACACACTAGAATATACCTCTTATCGGTTAAGTATAATTCTTTATATTTAGGATTCGCTATTATCAATAGTTATCTCCTTTATTCCAAGCCTTTAGAAAAGGTTTTATAAAACTTACTAAAAATATAGATACAAACACCATTAAAAATATAACTATCATAATTATTCTTTATCATTAGCCCACTTAAGAATAGGTATATTTAAACTATCAATGTTATGCTCTATCTTATCTTTAGGCTTTCCTATTATATGCTCTGCTATGAATTGTTGTCCTCTAGGCGTTAATGCAAATTCTTTCAAAAATAATACGGTGTTTTCATCATCCCCATCTTTTTTATAGATAAGTTTTAATGATTTATGTATTAATTCTTTCGCCTTATCTTCGTCTGCTATAGCCTTCCTACCTGCCCCTTCTCTCTTACCTCCGTGTTCGCTCATCTTGATTTAATCTTGATTATTCAAATACAAATATACAAATTTTTACTTACTTATTTTTGTCTTAATTCTAATATCTAATAAGTATTTCACATTATCGGTGTCTACAAAGTGTTTTTCATAATGCCCTTTACAATGTATTTCAGCTAACTTTATTTCTCTTGCTATATCCATATCATTAGGCTTTTCATTAAATACTTTTGTATACTTTTTCATAATTCTTGATTTTTATAAAGGTATGTGCTAAAATAACTATGTGCTTTTTTAAGGCTATTATTACAAGTCCTTCTAGCTACACTGCTACCTGTAATCTTATTAACTAATTCTACATACTTTAATCTATTATCTACTGGCAAATTATTAGTAGTTTCTATTATTGTATAGTATAATGTAGCCTCTTCTAATTCAGTCATTACATCAATAACAAGTAAACACCTCCAAATAATGAAACTACCTTAACGACTATGTATAATAACTTATGCTTTTTAAAGAATATATCCCATAATGCCGTACTTCCTAAATATAATAGATCCATCTTAGTTAGCTTATTTAATACAGCATCAAATAAAGCCATAAATAGTAATGCCATACCTCCCATAATAAAGAAGTCTCCTTGTGCTACAGATAATATAAATAAAGTCCTTAGAGCTAATCTACTTCTATGACTCTCTATGTAATCGTTATCTCTTAAATGCTCATAATCTATATAAGCAGATGCATAGATGAATAGTAGTGTTATAATTAGTATCATTTCTTAAATCTTAAAAATCCTGCTTCTCTTAACCATAACCAGACTAAGCCTACTAGGTATAGTATCATAAATAGGTCTTGACTACTATCCATATATCCATCTGTATTAAAGATTGCTATCAACCACATTACAACGAATACTATATAAGTTGTAAATCTATGTTTCATTTTATCTGTCATATCTATTTAATTAAACTGTAACCTATTAAAAACGCTATTATACCTACATAGCAAACTGTATTAACTATAAATAATATAGTAAATGTATTCCTTAGTATTCTGCTTTCTATTTTACTTACTTCCATCGTTCTTTTTTTATCTATTATAATAACTATTTGTATGTAAAATTATATATAATATCTACTATAGTATCTAATCTTCTTTAGTTGTTAGTTTTATGAAAGAGTTAATAAACTCATCATCTATTACTTCATAGTGTAAGCTGTTGTAATATTCTGCAAATTGTTTTAATAATCTTATCTCTTCATCACTCACAACGCTTTCTTTCTGTTGGGTTGCGTATTCTGTTAGTAAGTCTTTTAAATTTATTTCTTTTTCGGTTGATGTGTTTTGATTTAAAGTCCACTTAATATCCCCATTTATTTTTAACTTTTTTAAAAACCCCTCAACACTATCAACTTTCTTGCTTTCTTTTGCCATAGTTTCTCTTCTATTAAATTCTATCATTATCTATTCAAATACTTTTTTAACTTATCTTCATTAAAATCATTTGCGTTAGGAGCATAATTAACTCCATCTAACCAAAACTCTCTACCCTTCCAGCTCATATTATACATCTTTTCAACTATTAAAACAACCTCTTTATTCTTTTTAAGGTATTCACATAACTCTTCAGCTAATTCTTGAGATACCCCTACATTTCTATTAGTGAATATATCTAAGTCGTTATGATCTAAAGTATATGT